CATTATTATTCATTTTTTCGACTTCCTTCACAAGTTTTTGTGTAAGAGAGCCTAGTTTTGATTGCTTTTTAAGATTAGCAAACGACATTGATTACCTCGGATTAATTTGGATTTAATTGGATTGGTTTTATTATAACAAAAAATATACTATAAGTCAATAGCAGATTCAAGTGTTTCTATTGTCTCACGCATACCGTCAAACAATACATTCATATTGGTTCCTGTAGGAAAACCCATCATGGTGACTGATTTTTCTACCTGAGATTTTAGTTCAAGAGCTTTTGGATCATCTGAAAGAGACAATCTAGCATACATAACTTTCTGCTTTTCTAATAAAATTTTCAATAGGTTAATATGTTCCAATCTACTTTCACGAGATAATAATGGAAATTCAAAAGCATTTCCATAAATTTCTTCCTGAAGTTTATTAATTTCCTCCAGTTCTTCCTGAACAATTTCAGAATCAAAAAAATCACTCATTTATCAAGTCTCGTAGAATTTTTTTATATTGGAATATATTAATATTTAGGAAAGGTATATATTTTTTAATTTTTAAACTTACGGATTGCCACACTGGATCAGTAAGTTTTTTATCAAAGTTTTTTACGAAAGAAAAGACTTTTTCCAATATTATAAATGTCTCCAAACTTATTTCTCCACCTAGATATTTTTTCAATACTGGAGGATGGCCCTTGGAGCAATCGAATACTATTTCTAAGTCGTTCTCTGAGAGAAGTTTTTCTGACTGCTCCTTGAAAATATAAGTCATACTCTGTTTCCGTCTCATCCACTCTGCGTAGGTTCTTTCTCCACTGTTGATTATCTCTCCGATCCATAAGTTTTGGGGTGTGTCAGTGTTTACAAAATTTGCTAAAAGAAAGTTTAGCACTTCTTCATCAGAATATTTTCTGGAAGTTTTCTCAAACCAATACTTATCCTTTCGTTTATTAAAGGATGTCATAGTAGCTCTGGATTTACCTCCATATTTTATAAAATCATACTTAGGATTAGTAAAATGACTTTTCATTGATAAGTATGTTTGATAAGTTTCAAACGGTGTCACTTTGATTGTTTTACCTCCCGTGGTTTATCTTTATTACCAAAGAAATGTGTAATGGCATATCTACCCCACCCATCAAAATAATCAGAATTTTCTATTGATACTTTTGATACTGCATGTTCCACCCAACCTGGCATTATTATAATCGAATTACTATCACATGGAACCTTATAATCATATTTTGGAAATAATAATTCACCACCCTCAAACTTTTTAGGTTCTTTATAAAAGTAAGAAAATCCTAAAAATTGCATAGACATATCAGTATGTGGTTCATAATAATCATCATTATGATAATATCTCATTTTCACTATATCCCAATTGCAATATTGGGCAATAGAACAACAATCATGTATTTTACCAAATTCTTCTAATATATTAGGTTTAAAAAGTTTTTGACAAACAGTTAAAATGTTAGACATTTGGCGATGATTAGCAAATACCTCATCCAATACAACTGCACGAGCATTTGTTCTACTTACAACTCCACCATAATCTTTAGGTTGAAGAAGTTTACCTGGTTTAGTAAAGAAATTAAGTTCTTCCCAAATTAATTCTAGTTCTTCTTCATTATATAAATTTTCAACTATTAAATGAGGGAATGGTTCTTCATAACTTATATAATCATTCTTCTTCTTGTTCTTCATAATAATATAGAGGATTTGGCACTTCAGGATGCATCAATTTTTTCCTTAAACCTGGATCAACATCCCCAATTACACTAACAGGTACCGTTATACGATACTCAATAAATGTTGGTTGATTAAAATATGCCTGTGGAGGTAAAGGCAAATAATAAATCATAATGGCAACTTTGCTCTAGAAGTTTTTTTCATAAAGTTTAGTTGAATAGCATCATATTTTAATCTTTCTTTTAATGGTTTAGACATAAGTTTTGATACCGATTCAACTTCAATATCATTATTTTCACAATACTGACAAATTGCATCAATATAATTAATTTCTTCATTTACTACAATTTTTTCAATTTCAATAGCAAATTTTTGTGGAGATAAAAATTTTTTCTCCATTACCTTTTCTAATTCTTTATTTGGTTCCATAGAGCTCCAATTTATCTCCAACAAATTTGCTAATATATTCTCCGAGGAGTTTGATATATTTTGCTTTATCGGTTTCTTCGTAGACGACACATTCTCCATTTTCACAAGCCATAATGATTACAAGTTTTTTAATAGAGATATCTTTCATCTCATATAACATACATCCGTATGCCATTGCCTGAACAAAATAATGTTCAATCCAATTTCTTGGTTTAGGTTTTTTAGATGTTTTAAAATCTATTATTGCTAACTCACCGTCATATTCAGCAATACAATCAACGGTTCCCGCAACTCCCAATTGCTTACTATATAGCGGTCCTTCCAGAGCGTATATATTATCTATTAAATTGAGTTTTGGTTTGGCAATCTTAAATAACATATCAGAAATAGGTGGAACTTTAGGTAGTTCCTCATCATTCTTTAAGTAGTGTTCAGTAAGAGTGTGCATATCAGTTCCACGGGTTGTTGCCGCTTTTGTGATCTTATCTGCTTTCTCATTACCAACCTTTTTTCTCCAATTAATAAAGATTTCCTTATTAAAGTGACTAGTTACCGAAGTAATAGAAACCATCTTAATAAGTTCTTCTTCATCAGGGATTTTATAATAACGAACTCCATCTACATGCTCTCTTTCAAGAGATTGTAGATTCAAATCAACATGATTAAACATTAAATACCCATTTCAATTTTAGCAGTAAGATATTCTTTGACTAATCCAGAACGAACTATATCATCAATACCAAATTCTATTATATCAAAAGATGGCATTTTACGCAAGATGTTCATAAAATCAACAATACCATTACGATCATTTGTTTTGATTAAATCTGACTGACTTGCATCACCACAGAACATTATTTTACTATTTTCCCCAACCCTTGTAATAATACTATCCAATTCATGGAAGTTTAAATTTTGAAATTCATCCACTATTATAATAGCATTATCTAAAGTAGTTCCTCTTAAAAATGAAGTACTCCAAAACTTAATAGTATCTTGTGATTTAAGATTTCCATATAACATTTCAAAGTCTGCATCAGATGGCATCTGAAACATATACTTTACCATATGCTTATATGGTACTTGATATATGTCAGATTTATCTTCATAATCACCAGGAAGAAAACCTATCTCTCTAGTAGAAACTAAAGATCTAACAATATAAATTTTTTCATATGGTGTACTTTCATTTAAAACATCTTTAAGAGCATTAAAAATAGTAATAAAAGTCTTACCAGTACCAGCACATCCATATGCAATGATATGTTTACCTTCATTATAAGATTTAAATAAACCTTTTTGATTTGGAGTAAGAGGATCTATATCTACCAAATAAGTTGAACTTAAAGGTTTTTTCCTCTTCATTTGTTTGGTTGTTAAACCAACTCCAATAGGTTGTTCACTATTAGTTCTTTTTCTTCTTGGCATTTTTATAATTTTTGTACTAAGTTAGGATCTTTACGTTTTCCATGTGCTCTAGTTGCTTTTTCCAAAACCTGATTCCATCCAGGATTTTTGTTTATTAATTTATCTCTCCATTCTCCTACATCACCAGAAGCAGGGCATGTAGATGGATCAGACCAATCCCTAGTCCAATCTGGATTATCATCAGACCACTTAGTCCATTCATGAACACTCATAGAGACTTCTTTCTGTTCACCAGTTTCTCTGTGAACCACAGGATATGTTGCCATTTCAATATAAGTTGTGTAATTTATTTAGACCCATTCAAGGGCTTCTGATACTGCAGGGAATTGTTCGGTAAACACTTTCCTACATGCCTCTGCAATGACCATATGCTCCTTCTGAGTGCCGTGTGCAGAACGTAAGTTAATATAATGTATCCAAGAACGACAAGAACCCGTCATATAGATTCTGGTAGGAGTACAGAGTGGTAACACCATTCTAGCACATTCTTTGGCCACACCCTGACTGAGCATTTGTTCGTATAATGCCTTAGATGAACTAAACAGGGTAATCATCTGTTTCTCAAATTTTTCCACCATTTTAGGATCTAAGTCATCAGTCGAATTTTGACGATTCTTT